CTTTAGCTCATTTTGCTCATCTTCAAATATTTTTATACCGTTTGAAGTAGTATAATTCCATAGTTCTTTATGGAACTCTATATCTAAAATTTCTTTTTGATTTTCTCTTATCCAAACTACTCTTTCGCCTAATGGTACTTCCTTTTTAGATAGGCCTGGAAACATTAGTTCTAAAGTTTCACAAGCACCTGGTCCTGGCGCTACAAATTTTGAATCATGACTAAAGTTTAATTTTGGATTAACAGAGTTTGATGTTGAGCAATGATAACCGTAATAGTCTCCAATCATGTTTTCGCCTGTCAAGTATAAAAATCCTTCATAAAGGTCTTTTGCTTCTCTCATGCCTGTCATAACTGTTTTTTTAGGATTATGTCCAGAAGGTCTATGCGTCCAAGATGCTATCCATTCTGAAACATTTGACCATGTTCCTTTATCGTCGTGTCTAGCATTTCCTAGATACCATTCATTAACAAATCTTCTACCGGCAGTTTGTATGCTTGTATGAAGTTCAGTTGTACCCCATATTTTTTGTTTATTTTCTTTAGCTGCAACTGCAATTTTTCTAAGTTTTTTGGTGTATTCTCCTACCTCACCAGTTTCTTTAAACTGTTGTTGCTCTTTACCTAGTAGAATAAAATCAATATGGGCTTTTTTATCATCATCAATGCCAGTTAAAACATTATGAACACCTCTTGCTCCATAAAAGTGAGATATAATAGTATTACCAATAACGTTTTGCCATTTTAATCCAGGCACAGTAACAATATTTTCCATAATATAGACCATTCTATCATCTGCAGTTATTGAAGGGTGAAAATATTCTACTTCTAATCCTAAAGCTGGATCTGTTGGAGTGTATGACTCTAATATTCCTTTTTGAAATAGTGTTCTCTTATTAACCATCTTAACAAAATGCTCATAATCTTTTAGTACATCCCAATCAATAGAATTTCTTAGAGCTTGATCTTTTGTACTGCCTACAGGTATTAAAATATTAGACATGCAAATCCTCTAAATGTCTTACATTTTCTTTTTCAGTAAAATCGTGGGAAACATGTATTACTTTACCATCCCAGCTTTTTTCTATTTCTGCTTTTTGTACTTCATCGTCTTCAAAGAAAAATTGAACATCTATAGTTTTTACTTCTTTTAACCATTGTAAAGTTCTAGCTTTGTGGATACCAGAAGATTCTCTAGATTTTACTTTAAACGGTAAAGGATTAAAATAAACTTCATTTTTTATCCCATGCCTATGTAAGAAAGCTTTTGTTTCTGGTTCTTCTTCATGGCTTCTTCCAGTTATTATTACATCATTTGGACCGGGACGTACACCACATACTCCATTTCCTAAATGTATTACTCCATCTATATCAAATCCATTAACTTTCATATTTATTTGCTCATTTGTTTTGATGTAGAATCTGTTAATCTTCTATTAGCTAATTCAGTACATTCATAAACTGCGTCTGAAAACATCATTTGGTCTGGTGGAGTTTTTTGTGTAAACGCTGACGGACCTCGTAAAGCTCCTACAACACCTAATTCCCTAGCAACTTTTAAATATCTAATTGCATCTATTACTACTCCTGCAGAATTTGGACTGTCTTGTACACTTAGTTGAGCATCAAGTAATACTGGAGAACCTCCAAAACCTTCAAGTTCTAATCTAAAGTTTGCAACCTTATTGTCTCCATAAAAATGAATATATTCAGAAGGTCCTGCGTGTAGGAATGAATCTTCTGTAGAAATATTTCTAATTTCATTTTGCGCTCTAATAACATTTTCTTTAGAAATCTTTTTTGAAGCTAATCTAGTTTTATCTTCCATATTTAAGAAGTCTGTATTACCACCAACATTTCTTTGGATGTGAGCTTTTACATGGTGACCTCTTTCAAAAGCTAATTCTTGCAACATTTGAGATAAAATACTTGCTCCAAATTGAGAACGCATGTCATCTCCGATTAATGGAATTCCAGCATCAATAAATCTTTGTTCCCATGCAGGATCAGAAGCAATAAATACTGGAATACAGTTTACAAAAGAAATTCCAGTTTCTAAACAAATTTCAGCCCAAAATTCTGTAGTTTTTTGAGACCCTACAGGTAAATAGTTTACTAAAACTTCTACGTCTCTTTTCTTTAGTTCTGCAATAATACTTTCTTTCCAAGTTCTTTCTAATTTGTTAGTCCAAGATACTCTATTCATATCTGTAGAGTTTCTAAGTTTTTCACAAACTAAGAATCTATTTTCTTCAGGATAATTGTCCATTAGACCTGCATAGCCATCAATAACTGGGGCCTCAAATACAGGAGCATTAGATTTAATATTATCTACAATACTCCAAGCACAGTTTGGTTTTTGTTGAAGAGCTTTACCTAATCCTAGTCCAGTCTTACGTTCATCAATATCAAATCCTATTACAAATTCAACATCTCCAGCCAAATATCCTCCAATATCTGTCTTCATTACTCCAGTTGTTGCTTTATCATTTTCTGAATAGTATTGTACACCTTCTACAAGTGATTTTGCGCAGTTTCCTACACCTATAATTCCTACTTTAATTTTACTGTTTTTTGCCATTTTAATTCCTCTTTAATTGTTATTTTATATAATATAATAAATTTTTTTTAATCGGAAAAATTATTTCACTTTTATTTTCCCCAATATAAATACTAAGTTAGAATGAAAAAACTACACTTTTGTGATATTTATTTTCACAATTATTTTCCATATCCCATCTGTAATATTCTCTACTTAAGTGCACACTTTTAGGTTTTTCCATTGCATCAAACGATAACTCTTTTTTATCATTTAATATATTTGTTGGCCATGAAAGAGCTTTCCATCCGTTTTCACTACATACTAAATCTATTGTTTCGTTGAATATGTTTACTGCCTCTGTTCTTTCTTGCCAAGATCCATAAAATGGAGTATCTTTATAATAGCCTGTTTTTGGGAGTTTTCTACTTTCATTTTCAATTGGCAACGCATGCACTAATTCTATATTTTCTATACCTAAATTTTTAAGTTGATCGGCTAAATACAATACCATTACTTTTATTGCTTTTTGCCAACCATCTTTTCTACAAATATGGTGTCGTATATCTATATTTCCAGCATAAAAAGTTAAATGCGTTAAATCATCCGTGTTTATTCCAGACTTTTCCATGATTTTATCTTTTAATCCATCTCTTAATATCGAAAATAAAGTTAATCCATCATTTCTACTAGTCATATACCCTGGTTGATACATAGAAAATGAGTGACTATCACCAAAGCATAATTTTGTAGTCTTTTCTACTCTATCGAATTTTTCTGTTTTATCAACAGCTTTTTGTAATTCTTCTAAATCTATTATTTTTGCAAATGGAGAAGTAGAACTATTTTTAAGTCTTTTAGAAACCATATCTACAAGATCTGGCATTTCATGCTGTAGTGATAATAATATTCCCGGGAAACTTTCTAGCTGAATCATCTTTTTACAAAAGTCGTCGCCTAAACCTCCAAAGAGATTAAGGGTACCTTCATAACTTATACCCATATATAATATAATGGCGTCATAGTCGTGAAGTTTTTCACCTTTATCTAAAATTGTTACGTTTGCATATCCTGCGCTTGTGCATTGGTTCATTACCTTGTGGGCCCAAGCTCCATTGTGGTTTGATATTCTTTTTGATATTGGTCCCGATAGTCCGTCAATACCTATTTTAATATTTTTGTCTTCTAGTATATCTATTAATGTTGTCATATTATTTTGTTCCTGATGAACCAAACTTACCTTCTCCTCTTGTAGATATTGATTCATATAAATTATTTTCTTCTACTATTTCTATACTTGGATCCCCTAATGGTAACAATACAAATTGTACAATTTTATCTCCGGGTTTAATATACACAGGAGATTCTCCAACGTTTGTTAAGTTTAAATGTACTTCTCCTTGGTATCCGCAGTCTACTACACAAGCTCCAACATGTAATTTCTTTTTTACAGCTACTCCTGACTTGTTAAATGCTATTAGTGCATAGCCTTCTGGTACATTTACCTTTACTCCTGATGGTATAAGGCAAGATCTTGCTGGAAATATTTCAGTATCTCCATCATAATCATTAGGTATAAAAAAATCTATTCCCGCGTCTGTTGAGTTTGCTCTGTTTGGAGTTTTTACGTCTCTTATTTTTGTTATTTTCATTTCTTTTTCTCCTTAATATAGTTATCTAAACCGCCTAAATAAGCTACACAGTCTAGCAAATTATCTTCTCTATAGTTATAAGAATGCCTAGATAGTTTTAATGCTACTAATGCGGCATACATATCTTCAGCTTCAAAGTCTTTACCAGTCATGCCACTGGCTATTTTTGCAGCACGTTCCATACCTTCACTAAATGGTCCGTATTTTCTTTCTTTTTCTTCTGATCGATTATGAATTATTTCGTCAGCCCTTTTAAGTATTGATTCTTTCTTTTTCATATAAATAATTTTTTTATTTGTTTGTTTGTAAAATCTACTAATTCTAATTTTTCCATACTTTTTTGAGGTAAAAATATCTTTTCTCTGTCTATGTAGTCTATCGTTACTTCGGGTTTTAGTATCCATTGCTCATTAAATTCAGGTTGAACTTGTTTTGATGCATCCATTAGTATATTGTCTCTCATCTTATAATGCATTTCATATAAGTGTAAACTACCTGCTTGGTGATAGTAAGAACCTAGTTTTAGGTCTGGATATATTTCTCTTAGTTCATTTAACATTAGTTGTTGAAATAGTGCAAAATTAAATATGTCGTTACACATACCAAATATAATATCATTACTTCGCATGTTAACGCCTAAATGTAATTTATTATCTCGAATAAATACTTGAAGGTATTGTGTACATGGAATATCGTGCCAGTTTTTTGTTTTGTGATAAGGTTGACCTATTACAATTGTACATCGCCTAGAGTCTTTATCTTTTTCTAACTCTTTCTTAATCCAGTCCCATTGTTGACCAAGAATAAAGCTACCATAGTTAGATTCTACTTCATTTTGTCCATCTTGTATTCTAAGCCAAATACTTGCGCACTTGCCAATATTATCTACTCTTTTATTTCTAGATAAATACCATAAGAATTCCATTACAGCATAGTTTGTATTAAATTTTCTAGATGGAAAACCTATGCCTAATTTTGTAGGATCTGTTAATTCAAAAGATCTGAAAAGTAATTCTGTTTGTTTACTTCCGTTGCTACTAACGTGATTTCCAAAACCAGTTAAAGCTTGAAGCTCTGATAAAAATAGCTCGTGTAAGCTGTCAAATTTGTTCATATAACCCTTTTATTTTTTTATATTACTAATATAACAAAAATATTTGATACTAAAAAACTTTTTTATGATTATTTTCACCAATAGTATAAAATTCTTTTAGCTCCATACATTGATTGTAAATTGTGTCTAAAGTTGTATTTTCTTTCCATTGAGAAAACTTTCCAATTAAATCAATACCAAGTGATCTACCTATATTTAAGTTATCTGAAATTTGAGTTGTTTCTGAATATTTAAGTATTGTGTTTCCTTCTATTTGTTTATTATAGATATTTCTCATACATTCATACAATATAGAATCTTTGTTATATGTTTTTCTATAATATGGTTGTCCAGTTGCTAGTACCTGTTTATATATTCCAGCTAGAGTTTTATCTTCTGTTGACTCTAGTTTACAGCAATAAATAAATTTGTCATTATGGGGCAAATTAAAACCTTCTAAATTATAGTTTTTAACTATAGATTTTCTAATTGCTCCAGATTTATCTAGTTCTGACAAATCAACTAAGTTTATAGTAGATACGAGATTTGTAAATTTTATATCTGGTTGGCCAATAAGTTCTTTCTCTTGAATATCTATACCTGTTAGTTGATTATCTATAATAGTTTTATTTACACTTTCTTTAATTTTTTCAAGCAATGCATTAAAGCTATCTTCAGCATTTAATCCATTAATTGAAACGTATTTTTGATACTTTTCCAGTTGGTTTAGATAACTTTTTTCTACATTTGTTTTTCCCCTAGTATATAGTGAATACAAGTTATGGAAATTTTTAGGTTGTTTTGAAGTAAATCTGCCTCTATCATTATAAAACCTTTCGTATTCTTCTATTTTACAGTCTTTAAATATATTAGAAGTAAATTGTAAAAGATTAGATGGTATGAGGTCTGCGCCATGATTTCTGTCTAGTTCTTCTAAAGTTTTATGTTTAATTAATGGTATATCTAAAACATAGGCCATAAAATAAGAAACAGTATTGTATCCTAAAACATATTTCATATTTTATCCTCTATAAAACATTACAGATTGAGAAGCATAATAAGTTTTTATGGCATCACCATTACAATTTTTAATTGTACCGGTAACTTCAAACATTACCGAAGAAGTTGTGACAGAATTTTGATTAGAATTTGCTGAATTTGCGTAATTTATTACATGTGGTCCATAGGTTTGATTACTTGCAAATATATTGTCATATCCTGCAACCATATTTGCGTTTATCCTATTTGCTGGAAAATATGTTGGATTTTCAAAAAATGATTGTGAAGTTCTTGTATCTGCAAATGAACCAGTTATTACTGGTGCGTCAGTAAAATTAACAGTTGATCCGTTTCTATAGTGAAAAAGTTCTACAGCATTCCATTCAAAGCTTAAGCCTATACCTGCATTTGATAGGCCTGTTCCTGGTTCAGGTCGGAGCGCATTTATGCTGGTGTGGTCTAAGTTATTTGGAAAACTACCCCCACCCGATGGTCCACTATCTCCTAATGGATTATACGGTCCCCAAGTTGGGTTGTAAATCATAGCTTGATTTGCCCTTGATCTAGCAGGATTAATAGGTATAGTTGCACCAAATTTCCAAGATGCAGTTAAAAAGGGTGCTGGAGGGTTATTAGTTGTTGTTATAACAGAAGACATGGTTACAAATCCTGGAAAACTTGCAAGTCTGTTTACTGATTCTGAAAAGAATCCTATTGCTTCAACATTTTTGTAAGTTGGTACATTTATTCCTAAACTTGGTTCTAGTTCTAGTTGAGTTATTCCAGTAGCTACTACTGAAGACAAAGCACCTACACCAGAATTAGCTGTAATTGCATTGTTAACTCCAGGAATTGTTGCAAATTCTAATTTTTCTATATCATTGTGAAAATATAATCTTGCCTGTGCTCCAAAATTTCTACAATTACAATCATCTGCGGCTCCTGATATGTGCATGTGATAAAATATGTCTGGAGAATAGCCGTCACTAGCATAGCTATGGCTTGTTGATGATGAAAAATAGAAAAATGAACTAGTGTTTATTGGAAAAGATGGGTTGTGGCCACCAACAGTACCAGGAATAAATAATCTAGATTGAGACATTAAACCTTGATTAGATTCGCTACTTGCCAATGCTACATTATTTATACTTGCACCAACTCCGTCTCTCCATTGAAACATTCTATTTGCGTCAGGACTACCAGAGTCAAATAAAAATGGAGTAGATAAATTAATAACCAATTCTTCTTGTGACGTTTGGTTATCTATTGAATAATGAATAGAAGCCGTGTGGGCATGGCCAAGAGAATTAAATATATGCATACACTTTACTGTATCTGTTTTAGATGCTCCAAAGGTTGTTCCATGGATCGGGTACACGCCTGCTACCGAAGCTCCTACAGTTATTGCATCGTTATGATCTCCAGCATTTCCTCTTGAATAACTAACCGAGCTAGTAAAATTTTTAAAAGCTGACGGATCGTTTGGAGCATAAAGTAATCTGTGACCTTTTAAATTAATTCTATCTGTTGCAGATACTTTTTCTACAGTTACATCTTGAAAAGCTTCACATTGTATTGAATAATCTTCATTACCTATTTTAACCGTGCTTGAACTATTTTCTGTCCAACGAACCGTTGCTGGACCTTCGCAAATTCCAAGTCTTATTGCAGATGTAGGATTATTAAAGTCCAATATGGTAGGGTGTGCGCTAATTGGAGGGTTTGGATCTACATAACTCCATAAACCAGGAGAACCAGTTGCCTGCAGCTGTATAAAACCTGTTTCTGGGTCAAGTGGTCCATTAATAATATTTCCCTCTTCTGGATTGTGGCAATCTGTTCGAAAGGGTCCTACCTCAGGATTATATGCATGCGGAATAGTTCTTGCGACATAATAAATAGCAGTATCAGAAAAATTACATGGACCATTTGAAACGTTTAAACTCATTGTAAACCATCCAAAATTAAGGTCTTCATCGGTGTCTGGATTCATATGTATTTCTGTTGAATATGAGTTTGTAGCATTTGAATTTGCCGATGTATTTGCAAATGGTTGTACCCCTGCTGTGGCACCTGATAAATCTTGCCATATAGCATCGGCGTCTGATTGGTCAGTAACTGGGTTTAGTTCATAATTTTCAAATTGTAATATTGTTCCGTTAAGAGACCAAGTTGGTTGACTTACAACTGTATCTGTAAAAGTAAAAGTTGGAGGTATTCCTACCATAGACATTGTTGGATAGCAAGAAATTGCATCTTTTCCAGCAGAAAATCCAGGATGTAAAAAAATTGTTGCACAACCACTTATTGCTGGGCAACAATCTGGAGTTGGAGTTGCTCCTGT